ACTATTTACCTGTGTACTTTCATTTAATTTCATACCATTCAGTTTTAACGGACGTTTGATTCATTGTTTGTTTACCCTGTATGATATCACTATCTTCACAGGCAAAAATGATTTACGCATACATTCGAATCTCAACCGATAAACAGATTAAAGAGAATCAGCGTTTCGAGATTGAAAAATTCGCAGAATCGAAAGGTTTAAAAATAGATTTATGGGTATCAGAACAGGTGACGGGAACCAAGTCTGCGAAAGAACGTCGTCTTGGTCCACTACTTAGGAAAATGAAGAAAGGGGATACTTTGGTTATCTCTGAAATCAGCCGCTTGGGTAGAAACTTGATGAGTATTATGTCGATGCTCAATCTTTGCATGACGAAGGAAACCTTTGTGTTGACTGTAAAAGAGAAGTATGAGCTTGGTAATAATATCAACAGTCAGGTACTCGCTTTTGCTTTCGGACTGTCAGCTCAGATCGAACGCGACCTAATTAGCCAACGAACTAAAGAAGCACTGGCATGGCGAAAAGCTTCAGGGAAAAAATTAGGCCGGCAAGCTGGTGAAAAAAACACTCACTATAAGCTTGATAAGAAAGCGGAACTTATTGATAAGATGCTTGCTGAAGGAAAGTCAAAGGCTGCTATCTGCCGCAAACTTAAATGCCACTTGGTAACCCTTAATAATCATCTTATAAGAATGGAGGAAAAGGCTTGTAAATTAGAAGATAATTAGTACCTTTGTGCATGTGATTATGCCCATTGACAGCCCGTATTAGGTGTTGTTGATGGGCTTTTTGTTTTAAGAAATCCCGTCCTACTTTCACAAGCTGGATCGGGATTTTGTAGTTTAAAAACTACTGTGATCCTACAAAATTAGTATTAAAATAGATATATGCAAAATGGAGAGATTATTTACGTTAGATCAAATTAGAGTGATATGTGTGTCATTGTTCAGCTCATTGTTGGCGTACTTGACACCGACCAAAGGCTTTTTAATAGCTTTGGCAGTGATGTTTGCCTTCAATATCTGGTGTGGCATGCGGGCTGATGGAGTGAGTATAGTTCGGTGCCAGAACTTTAAATGGAGCAAGTTTAAAAATGCATTGGCAGAGCTGCTCTTATATCTGGTTATTATCGAGGTGGTGTTTGTCTTCATGGATTCAATAGGGGATGGAGATAGTTCCCTCATTGTGATAAAGACTATTACGTATGTCTTCTCATACGTGTATCTGCAAAATGCTTTTAAAAATCTGATTGTTGCGTATCCCAAAAACAAAGCATTCCGGATAATCTATCACTTGATTAGGTTTGAGTTCAAACGTGCGATGCCCTCTCACGTCCAGGGAGTGATTGAAAGAATTGAAAACGAAATTGATAAGGAGGAAGTTAAATGAGAGCAATTGATGCAATTATCATCCATTGCTCGGCCACACGTGCCGGGCAGGACCTACGGGCCAAAGACATTGATCAGATGCACCGGGCGCGTGGTTTTAATCAGATTGGTTATAACTTTGTGATTGACCTTGATGGGACTGTGGAGACTGGACGCCCTCTCTCTATCGACGGGGCGCATTGTAATACGAAAGGGTTTTCTAAAGAGTCGTATAATAAACACAGCATCGGCATCTGTTATATTGGTGGTCTGGATGCAAACGGGAAACCAACCGATACCCGGACGCCTGAACAAAAGGCCGCACTTCGAGAACTGGTTGCCAAACTTTGTAAGGAATACCAGATTATTGAGCTTCTTGGTCACCGGGACACTTCGCCAGACCTTGATGGTAGCGGCGAAGTTGAGCTAGCAGAGTATATTAAGGCGTGTCCTTGCTTTGATGTACGTAGTGAGTTCTCTAACTTTCTCCGTAATGTAGTTGTACGGCCATGAAAAAGTTGCCTTGGATATTAGTTATATTGCTGGCAGTGGTTTGTGTGGTTGCCTGGTTCCGTCCGCACGAACCTTTGCCGGCAGAAATACGTACCGAGACAAAGGTAAAGACTGTTGTAGAGGTTGATACATTGCTTATATCGCCACCTATGGCCCCTTTATTGGTCTTCCGGTTAACAGATACTATGCGTATCGGCGACACTGTTGTATATCGTGAGCAGGCTTATTACGAAGACAGTCTTTACCGAGTATGGGTGAGTGGTTGTCGTCCAAGGCTGGATAGCTTGCAGATATTTCCGAAGACGGTGTATCAGACGGTAACTAATGATATTTATCATACCATTACGCCTAAGAAGAAGCGTTGGGGATTGGGTTTGCAGGTCGGGTATGGTTATCCGGGAGGTTTGTATTTAGGTGTTGGAATGAGTTATAATTTGTGGTGGTGGTAAATATTTGATTTTAATAAAAAAAGAATGGGAAAAAGAATGTCTATTCCAATTTTGGCTTATATTTGCGAAGAGAATATAAGGAAATGTATTATGTCAACAGAAAAACAACCTGTTTATATTCGTTCTTTGACACTGAATAATTATAAGTGTTTTAAAGGCGAAAATAAATTCTTTTTTTGTAAGAATGATGGTGGGAAGAAGTTATCTCAATGTACAGTAATATTAGGGGATAATGGTACTGGAAAAACCAATTTATTGAAGGCCATTGCCAATTTAGAGCCTGTATTAGATGATGTTAAGAATGTAGATTCTTCAGCAGAAAAAGTAGAACGCTTATATCTTGACATAGCTGTTCTGTTAGGGGATAGAATGCTTTCTCCTGATTTAAGCAAGAAGCCTATGTATAAGCCTAGAGTTGTTGAGAGATATGATTGTGAAATTCAATATGATATTGAATGTGATTTTTTGAAAATTAAAAAGCGCCAAGATAATATCAATAAATCTACTTTTGAAGAAATAATTAGATATACCACGCGATTTCCGATGCCTGGTAACTCTCAGCTTCATGAATCAATTTCCCCGACTAAATATGGATATACCCAAAAAACAAATTATGTTGATCCAACAGAAGATATAAGCAGGGTAAGGATTGATGCTTATGGGACTAATAGGCACTCAAAATTCGGCTCTAAAAGATTAGAAAATCTCTTGAATAGCGAATCTTTATTTTATGATGACAATAGACTGATTGATATTGAATCGTGGATATTACAATTAGATACTGCAAAACATCATAAGCGACCTGGTGCAAGTGCGAGATATTTGAAAGTACGTAATTTAATTCGTCATTCATCTCTTTTCCCAAATGTAAAGGATATCGAAATAGGTTTTGATGATAATGAGAATAGTTTTGTATATTTTGTAACAGAAGATGGAAGATATAGATTGAGTGATTTGGGGTATGGATATCAGTGTACATTTTCTTGGATTTTTGATTTTTGTAAGAAATTGTTTGATAGATATCCCAATTCCAAAAATCCTTTTCACGAACCTGCTATTCTTTTAGTAGATGAAATAGATATGCATCTTCATCCGACATGGCAGAGGAGTATTTTATCTGAACTTTGTAAGATGTTTCCAATGACACAATTTATTGTAACTACACATAGCCCTTTATTGGTTCAATCTATTGAGAAAATAAATCTCTATGCCTTAGTTAAAGATAATGATACAATAAAAATTTCACATTATCCAGAGACTTCTTTTCAAGGTTGGACGGTTGAAGAGATACTTCGTGAAATTATGAATTTAGGCGATGAGGTTCGTTCAGATAAATATATGGTGTTGATAAATCAATTACAAGATGCTTTGCAAAAAGGAGATGCAAGACAAGCAAAAAATATTTTTAGTGAATTAAGTAATATATTGCATCCTAGTAGCATTGATAGAGAATTAATTCCTTTGCAAATTGAAGGTATTCGCGACAACGAACATGATTAAACTAATCCTATCTAATAAACCTAGAGAGCTGACACCTCAAATGGAGTCAGCGCTTATTGAACAATTTGAAAATGACAAGACAGATCCTGTTTGGCAGAAAAAGTTCATTAAAGATGCTGTATTTGAAATTGCTTATGGAAAATGTGCTTATTCTGAAGTGCGGCTGAAAGAAGAAGGGAAGGATATGCAGATCGATCATTTTTATCCTAAAGTACCATATTCTAAAAAAGTCGTTGAGTGGGGGAACTTATTACCATCTTTGAATCATTGCAATAGACACAAAAGCAATATAGACCCCAATACTGTTGAAATAGTTAATCCATTATTTGATAATCCTAAGGAATATTTGTATTTTCAAAATGGTTTCTTATGCTATAAAAATGTCAAAGGGAGTAACACAATAAATATACTTGACTTAAACAATCAAGTATATCTAAATAGTCCAAGAGTTCGCTTGTTAGCTGAAATTGGTAAAACATTGAAAGATATAGAACCATGGAAAGATCTCGATATTGCTTATTTTTTGCAGAGAGTCAAAGATGTAATGCATAGAGGTTCAAGGAAAATGGCTTATTCGGCAGCAGTATCTACATTTATTTTGAAACACCATCTTTACGAACAATATAAATCTTTCTTGACGGGTAAGCTAATGTGGGATAGCGAATTTATATCATTAGAGAAAGAACTGGAATTCTGCTCCTTGCCTAAATAAAATAGCCTGTCTTTTACTTTGACTTATTTTGCCCAACGAAAACTGGAGTAAGTATTATATAACATAAATGTTCTTTCTATATTGCTTTATTTCATATATTTGTATGTTTGTTGAAGCTTTAAATTTTAATCCTATGTTTGACCTACTTAATAAATATCCCAATAATGGTAGTTTTGAATTTAAAAGTACAGATTCGCTAAGTAACGTTTGTAATGCTCCGAAAAATAAAAGTGGAGTTTACATAGTATATGCAGTTAAAGGGCATACTAAATATTTGATATACATAGGTTGCTCTGGATTGGAAGACAATGGGGAAATTAAACTTCGTAAAGGTGGAATGTGCGGCCGTTTAGTTAATGGTAAACAGTTTGAAAAAGCTCGAAAACATTCTTGGTCTAATAAAGTGATTGAAAAGTCATTGGATAACTTGGTAATTGAATGGTGGGATACAGAAGACGATTTTCCAGAGATCGTAGAG